GTGGTGCTGGCAGTATATAACCCGGTAAGGCAAATCCTCATGCAGCCCATTACTGCAACCATCAGTGAATTATAAACCAGAACAACAGATACCCACCAGCTTATGGCGAAAACCATAGGTCGGTGGGCATCTGATTTACGAAAAGAATTAAATGCTGTTCGCTGATTTTCCCATTGCAAACCGTTGTAAAATATGGTATATATTATACGAAACTACATTTTGAAAGAACCGTTCGCCGTTTAATGATGTGTAAAGTGAGGTGCCTGCCATGACCGCTGTGATCTATGCCCGCTATTCATCGGATAACCAGCGCGAAGAATCCATTGAAGGCCAGATTCGTGAATGTACGGCCTATGCCGAGAAAAACGGCATCACGGTCATCAAGCACTATATTGACCGTGCACTTTCTGCCAAAACGGACAATCGTCCGGAATTCCAGCAGATGATCAAGGACAGCGAGAAACGGTTGTTTGACATTGTGTTGGTCTGGAAACTTGACCGCTTTGCCCGGAATCGTTATGATTCGGCACACTATGAGTACCAGTTGGAGCGAAACCATGTCAAGCTGGTATCGGCCACTGAGCCGATTTCGGAAGGCCCAGCGGGTATTATGGTCAAAAGTATGCTCACCGGCATGGCTGAATACTATTCCGCAGAACTTTCTGAAAAGGTCGTGCGCGGCATGACTGAGAATGTTCTGAAGGGCAAATATAATGGTGGAACGATTCCCATCGGCTATACGGTGGACGAAGAAAAGTTCTTCCAGATTGACCCTTTGAAAGCTCCTTTTGTGGTAGAAGCCTTTCAGCGGTACAACGATGGCGCGACCATGAAAGAACTGATGAACTGGCTGAACGACAGCGGCGTGACCACCAACCGCAACCAGAAGTTTACCTATAACAGTATTCAGACCTTGCTGACAAACCGCCGTTATATCGGCGAGAATCGTTTTAAGGACATTGTGATGCCGGACAGCATCCCGGTTATCATTGAGAAAGAACTGTTCGATAGTGTGCAGGATAAAATCGCCAAAAACCGCCGCGCTCCGGCTCGGCACAAAGCGGAGGACGATTATTTGCTGACGACCAAGCTGTTCTGTGGAATGTGCGGTGCGATGATGTTCGGCGAGTGCGGAACGAGCCGGAATAAGAACGTCCACCATTATTATAAATGTGCAAATGCCAAGCGCACCAAGACCTGCAAGAAAAAGACCGTCCGCAAAGAGTGGCTGGAGGATCTGGTAGTCAACGAGACCATGAAGATGATTCATGACGATGACTGCATCCAGTCTATCGTGGATGCGGTGATGATTCTTCAGGAACAGGAGAACACGGTGCTGCCCCTGCTGGAAAAGCAGATGAAGGATATAGAGAACGGCATCGAGAATCTGTTAAATGCAATTCAGGCAGGTGTGCTGACCAGCTCGACCAAAGGACGCTTGGAAAAGTTGGAAGCCCAGCAGAAAGAGCTGGAAATCCGCATCGCGGAAGAAAAGCTGGCGAAACCGAAAGTCAGCGCAGAATTTGTGAAATTTTGGCTCACCAACTTCCGCAAGCTCGACCCGAACGTGAAAAGCCACCGGGAAACGCTTATCAATACATTCGTGAATGCTGTTTATCTCTATGATGAAAAAGTTTTGATTGCATTCAACTACAAAGACGGCACAAAAACCATCACTTTCGATGAAATCGCCGCCAAAGATGCCCCAGAAGGCAATGGTTCGGATTTGGGTTGCTTCGCTCCACCATGAAAAAAGAACGCCATTTCGTTAGGAATTGGCGTTCTTTTCTTTGTCATGGTAACGTTTTTGGTAACACTATTAAGTTTTCAGACTGCTCTCACCAGTGCATTATACAACATCTCAATGAACTGCACCGCGCTGGGCGCACCGGTCAGCGGATAGCCTGCCAGCTGCTGCACATACTCCGGGTTTGTGAGCCATGCACCTTTAGCTGCCCGGCGGACAGCGCTTTGAATCGCTTTTGGCTCACATCTTCTGCGGTCGGCGATAGGGGTATAGATATCTTTCTCCACGGCCTGCAGGCGGTCTTCCTGCTCACAGACCAGCTCAAGACACTGGCACAGGATACTGTAGACGCTCAGATTGCGTGTGATGCCCATCGGGCGCAGCAAATCATTGACCTGAGTGGACAATTCGGAAACGATCATAGTTGACACATCCTTTCTATGCGTCAACTCTAACCGAAAAATACTTAAAATTTACCAATTACGTCGATATACGTCGTAAAGCGTCGAAACATGCCAAACAAAAACAGCCCCGAGGAACCGTCAGGCTCCCCGGGGCTGCTGCTATGTATGGGATTACCGCTTGATACAGCGGTTCGTCAGCTTGCCGTATACATCCTCGTACAGCTCCTGCTTATCGCCGTTGTAGGTGTACTCAGCATAGATTCCGTCACCTGCCACGGTGGTGGACAGCAATGCCTTATAGTTCTGGAGTGTCTTGCAGGCCCACACCACAAAGACATTTTCGAGGGTGATCTTCGTCTCACGGTGGGCGTTGTACCACTCGACCAGTGCATTTTTGCAGATGCTTTCATATTCGGCCATGCCAGTAATAATCACGTCTGCGTCTCCTTTACTTCCCCTGTGCCTTCAGCTTGTCGTAGGTCTGGTCTGCCTGAAGGGCTGCGGGGGTGAAGCTGTTGTTCTTCCACCACGCGACCAGCGCGGCCACGGTGGTGATACCGGCGGTGACCAGCTGCTCCACGGTCTGGCTCTCGATGGGCAGCACGGGCTTGCCCAGTGCAGACAGCACCTGATTGGTCAGGGCCAGCAGCAGGCAGGCGGTGCGGGCAATGGTACCTGCGGAGATGGTGGGTGCGTTGTAGGTGTGTGCGTTCATAGTCAGTTCCTTTCTCTTTCGTGTTCGTCTGCTTCTAAATCAGCGATGCGGTGGTTGGCCACCTTCATCTGCTCTTCCAAAATGGGGACGCGGCGGGCAAAATTGTTGTGTTCCCGCACCTCGCGGGTCAGCTCTTCCAGCTTGGTGTCGGTCACGGCCTGACTGCGGCTGTTGGCGATCAGCACGCCGATCAGGGTCACCGCACCGGCAAGGATGGCTGAGATGATGCTTTCCACTGGTCTCACCCCCTCACAGTGTCCACCGGCTCTTGTTCGGGCGGGTGTCTACGTGCACCCAGCCCTTTGCCCGGCCTGCCTTGACCGGGTAGCGGCCCACGCCGCCCCAGCCGGGCATCAGGCTCTCTACGTAGGCGGCCACAGCCAGCGGGTCGGTATCCTGCACCTGAATGTCAGCGGCCCGGCCCAGCAGGTGCTGGCTGGATCTTGAGCCGCCCACCCTCGTGTTGTGGCTGGCTGTGCGGTAGCCGCTGGTGATGGTCACCGGCTTGCCGAAGTGCTCCCGGATGCACTGCAGCAGCACCACAAGGCCTTCGTCAATGAGGATGGTGTCGGTACCGTCGCGGCAGCGGAACTCCCGCACACGGAATGCGGGGGAGAGCTGCTTTGCGCCGTCCTTCTTCAGGCTGTACTGTTTGATCGCCATATGGATCACGTCCTTTCACGGCCCGGTCAGGCGCTGGTCTTTTCGTTCAGCATCTCGGTCAGCTCGGCATATTGCTCGTCGGTCAGCTTGGCGGCGGCGTAGAAGATATCCAGCTTCTTTTCCATACCGGCGGTCTGGCCGCGCTCGATCATGCGCTTGCAGGTGTTATAAAGTGCCATAGTAGTCATTCCTTTCTGTTTATGCGGTGGTTTCATCATCGGTCACGCCCAGCTCCAAAAGAGTTAGGCGGTAGTCCTGGTCAAGGTTCAAAGCGTCTGCGTCGGCAAGAGCGGCATTCAGCGCCGCCACCGTCTCCGGCAGCTTGTCCTTTGCTTCCTGCTTTTTGCGTTCTTCTTCCTGCGCGGCCAGCTCTTCGGCGGTGTAGCGGATGTATCTCTGGATGGGTACCTTTTCCACCCATTCCTCCTGCGCCTGTACGCCGAGCACATCCACCACCCGCTGCACGTCCATGCCGCCGTTCGGATACTCGGTCACGGTCTCCCAGTGCCACTGCTCCTCCACACCCTCTACGGCAGGGTGGGTGATCTCTTCAGTGCTGGTGGTCAGATACCCAAGCGTCAGGTCCGGGTTTTCCACGACCGCGCCGGTCTCGTCAAGGATCTTCATTGTGTCACCTCCATGGGGGTCACATATTTGCCGATTCGCGAGTAAGATACTTTTCCGTCAGGACTTTCAGCCGACAGCATCCACTGTCCGCCGGTCTTGCCGGAGTCACTGCGGTTTACTTTTACGCATCCATTTTCGTCCAGCTGCATCGGGGGCACAAAGCTACCGTCGCTGCGCCGCAGGTGGAGTCTGATTTTGCAGGTTTTCCACTCTTCCGGGATGGCAAAGTGCAGACTGGTCGGGTGACCCTCACTGCCAAACTGCAATGTTGCCACAGTGTCAAATGTCACAGGGATCATCGCTCAAAACCTCCTTTCTCAGGCCACGCGCCGCCAGATGTGCACATAGTAGGCGGCAGGCTGCACGGTGGCGCTGCGGCCGTAGATGGCATTAGACTTGGACGCATCCAGACTGAACTTAT